CTTCTAGACAAAGAATTTCTTCTTTCATCAGTCTGTGATTTTCTTGAAGGTCTTTGACACGTTCAGTATTCTTATTATATTTTTCTTGCTTCTCTTCTTGACGGTTCTGGTTTACTTCCTTAAGAGAATCAATCAGTTTCTGCTGACTATCAACTTTCTCTTTTGTGAGTCGAAGCATGTGCCCACAATCATTATTCTGACTTTGTGCTGAACGAATACGATCCTTCAGCAACGAGTTCATATTTGAGAAGATTTGGATGTCAAGTAGATCTTCAATAACTTCTCGTCTGTTAGCGGCAGTGAGCTGCATGAAGGGGACAAAAGTTGATGATCCAAGTATAACGACTTGAGTGAATGACTTGAAATTGAGTTTGAGCACTGACTGCTCCAAGTATTTCTGCGTGTCCTTAGTGGCAGCATCTTGGTCAACCAGTTTATTATTTTTGTAAAGTTCAAAGACATTGGGTTTGATACCTCGGAATACGCGATAGTCATCTTTGCCGATAGAGAATGTAACTTCTACCTTGCAACTCTTTTCATTAATAGAGTTCACCAACTGAGGTTTGTTGATCTTACGGAATGATTTTCCAAACAAAGCAAAACACAGGGCGTCCAACATAGTGGACTTCCCTGCGCCATTGTTTCCGATGATTAGTGTTGAGGGTGACTCACAAAAATCAATCTCAGTCCACTGGTCCCCCGTAGATAGGAAGTTCTTCCAGCGGATAGTTTCAAAAGTAATCATTACGGAGGGATAATAAGGTCGTCTTTGCCAATAATCGAGTAAGAGTATCCATAGGTATTGCAGTTGATAGCAATAACATCAGCGTCTACCTCGGTGACTTCGAGTTGGTCCTCGTAGTCTTCTGCATCTAATTGTATCACATATCTCTCAGCATCGTCACGGTCTTCAAAAACAGTCACCGTTTTAGTCATGTCTTTTGCTCTGACTGCGTAGATGCCGCCTGATTCGATGTCTGTTAGAACGAACATTAGATTTCTGCTGCTTCCATGTACAGTGACCTCATTACATTTTTGATGTTTGACTTGTTTGCTTTGAGGTCTATTTCATCTATGTAGTTGTCAAGAAGTGTCATTGTATCTTCGGTTTCCAGCACTTCAGAACTACCACTTTCAACACTCAGATCTTCAATAATCTTGAGATCACCAAGTCCCATATCTTGAAGTTGACTGACAGCATAATCAAACTTTGCATAGTCACCCTTATCCTCAACGATCAGTTTGACGTATGCTCCTTTGAGTTCAGAACTGTCTGGTAGAGTAACTCCACCGTTATAATAAAGCTTATAAAAAGTGTCAAAAGGATTCCGATAGAAAGTTGTTTTGAGTGTTTCAGTATCAAGAATATGAAATCCTCTCTTACATCCATAGTCATTCCAATACAACTGATAAGGGTTACCAAGATATGTAATATTCTTCTTGGTAGATTTCATGTGATAATGACCACTAAACACTTTCTTAAACTTAGAGAAGTGTTTGGGATCCATCCCATTCTCCATTACATGACCAGGGTGAGCCTCAAAACCATTAAGCTCAAGATGCCCCATGCAGACAGGAGCATTACTTTCTGCAATAACTCCGAGGGTTCTCTCGTAGTTTTCGTCACATATCCAAGGGAGAAGGAGAATAGGAACACTATCAAAGTCAACGGTAGTAGGATCAGTGTAGACTCTGATGTTGTCGTATCCGTCAAGTAACTCACTTGGGGCGTTAACTCGAAGGGTATTCTTGTAGTAGATATCATGGTTCCCTACAAGCATGTGCATTTGAACTTTCCTCTCAGCAAGAGGATTGAACCACATATCTTTCGCTGCTTCCAGGGACATGAAGTTGATAGACCGACGTTTGTCAAAGGTATCTCCTAAGGCAATGATCGTATCAATCTTATGTGCATCTATGAAAGGAAGCACGATTTCTCCATAAAATCTTCGGTAATGGTCAATAAATGATTGATTATCATTACGAACACCGAAGTGCTGATCAGTTATCAGAAGGATCTTCATTCTTACCTTTTTCTAAATCACGAAGGCGCTTGCGCCAATAATCATCTTCACGTTGTTGCTGTTGCTCTTCTTGTTTTTCGGTCATCGTTTTGAGTTCATCTCTACACGGGACTTGATCTGATTATATCCTGAATCCGTATCTCCGTCAACTGTAAAGACGTGATCGTATCCAGACTTCTCCAGAATCTTATCCTTGATTTCCATCTGCCTCTTCTCTTTCTGAATCCTTCTTAGGAAGGCGTAGTATACAATCTGTGTGAAGTATGCAAATGGATTCTTAGATTTCTCTGGATCGAAGTTATCAATATACTGAATACAGTTTTCAATGCCATCACATACCATGTCGTCCTTATACATGTAGTTAATGAAGTTAGGACGATATGAAAGGTGTGTGGCAATCTTAAGAAAACATCCACCAATGTAGTTATTTACCCTAGGTTTTGCTGGAGAATCCCATTTCTTAATAATATCTATTTGTTTTTCTCTAGGTAAATCTTTGAACCCATCAATCTCTTTTTCTGCCGCCAAGAATACCTTCTTCTTGTAAGCGACGATCGCTGCAAGAAACTCTTGATTATCTACGTAATGTTGTTTTTGTTTTTTAATAGTTCTCATATAGTTTCTTGCTTTGTGTACATTATAACACACTTGACAACTCTGTCAATACTCTGTAGAATAACACTGTAAGGGTTCAGAGAACTTCTAGCTTTTATAGATCTTTTCAAAGAGTATTCTTGCTTGGTCAATCTTTCCTAGGAAACCCATCTCGGGTTCAAGATCAAGTTTTGACTCATGCTTTTTTTCATCGTCTTCTCCGATGATAAATGCTTCGTACATAAACGAAACTTCTTTACTCATAGAGGTGACCGTCAAAATATCTTTTTCGCGAAGTATGTAGAAGTCTTCGTCAGAAAACTGCATCCACTTTGCAAATCCTACACCTCTGACGGTGCGACCATCATCAGTCTCTTTAGTAATAACTTGAGTGCATACTGGACTTTGAATAAAGACAAGCGTCTCACCATTATCCTCTGTAAGGACTGCTTTACCTAGTACCTCTTCTCCGTTGAGAAGTTTGAATACTCCGTAAAACTCTTCATCATGTCTTGCGTAGTTAATCATAGGATTTTACTTTTACGTCGATGAGTTCATACTGAAATTTTTCTTCGTTATATACCTTTACTCTTTCCATCAAATGATTAAGGGTATAGTTATTACCCTTATCGGTGGTGATGTCATCCGCAATATCATATAATGTTGCTTGTGATTTATTTTCCCCTTTCCTTAGAACTCTACCTATAGATTGTAGGTTCCTCACTCTGGACTTAGAAGGAGAGGCAAAAATAACGTTATGTAATCTTTTGATGTTGATGCCTGTTGAGAAGGTGCCATAAGAGGCAACGATGATAGCGTTATCAGATTGTTCAGTTAATAACCTGATGTCTTCTCGGTCATCTACATCTACGCCCCCATGCACAAAATGCACAGGTCTATCTGTGTGACTATTTATCATTTCGTAAAGAGGCACCCCATGACGCTCTACATAATTGAAGAGAACCAATGTGTTCCCCTTCAAGTCACAAGCGAGATTACGGATAAATTTATTTCTACCTTCATGCTCTACAAGGTAACCAATCTCATCTTGGTATCCTTCAAAGAGTTTTTCTTCGTGCTTCATCAGCACAATCTTGACTTTAAGTTTGGCAACATGTCCTGCTTGCATTAGTTGAGCAGTTTTAGTGACTTGAGAACATCTGCCAAATACACCTTCCAGAACTAACTGGTTGACATTTGCACCATCGAGAGTGCCAGTAAATCCGATACGATATTTACATTCATGCAACTTACCCATCAGCGACGTAAGAGATTTAGCTTTGAAAAGGTGCGCCTCGTCACCGATTACGACATCAAATCTATCAAACCACTTACGAGGTTCTTTGTAAACAGATTGCCAAGTGGTAATTACTACCTGATGATCCGTGTATTTTTCTTGCCCACCGTATATCTTGTGGCAATTATCGGCACACATCCAACCGTATTCTGTAAAGTCCTTATACATTTGCTCCACCAAAGAGGTGGTAGGCACTACTATTAGAATATTTCTATCAACATTCGCATGGAAACGAACTAATGCATAGATCATCAGAGACTTACCTGATGCTGTTGGCGATAATAGCAATCGTCTGTTGTATTTCAGTGCTTCGTATATCGCCTTATATTGATAGTCGCGTACCTTTAACTCAAGAGGAAGTCCTAAGGATTTTACGAAACCAACTACCGACTGAGGAGTAATAAAATCATTTTGATCTAATGGATGACCGAAAAACTTACAGTCCTCCATGCGATACTTATATCCTTTCTCATCCGCCCAGTCCAAGAG